GGCGGGGACTATATGGATAAATTATCGGAACTAATGAAAATAGGTGAAAATGTTTGCAAATGGTTGTATCTGAAACCCCTTGAAAACACTGGCTCCAATCGGAACAAAATATCTTGATTGAAAATATTTGCAAATGGTTGAAAATGTCTTTTTTCGGCACCACCGGCACCAAAATGGCACCAAAAAATACCCCGGCTTTCGCCGGGGCTTTTTGTTATCTTGCGGCGGCCACGCCTGCCGCTATGAAAAATAATGCTTCCCAAATATTTCGTTGCGTCCGGAGCCGCCCTTCGGTTTTATCGTGCGCTGCCTCGGACTTCTTGAAGGATTCGCTGGCACGCCTCAACTCTTCGTTGGCTGTCCTCAACGATGCGTCGAGCTGCTTCGTTTCCGCTTGCAGCGCGGTCAACTGCGCCCGCAGCGTTTCCAGTTCCTTCCTCGATTCTGTCAATGATAACGACGCTTCGTTCAAGTCCAGCGTCGATTCGTTGAGCAGTCTCAATAGCTCGTTGTTGTTCTCCGTCAGCGCGTTCAAGTGCTCCTCTAACATCGTCAGCTGCGTTTCGCTGATCCCGAACGTCCGGCTCGGCGAGCAGATACCAGCAGATGGCCAGCACAAACACAAGGCCAGCAATAAAAAAGCCGTAGCGCAAAACCTTGTTATCCTCCACATTCTCACACCTCCAGCTCGTATGTGTAATCATAAGAATGGGCGCCAAAGAATATGATGCCCTTCTCTTCATCAATGTGATGATACCCGTCCTGGAATGTCGCTCGCAGCGATTCATTTGGGCAACGGGATTCTTTCATGATGCTCTGGATTTTTCGCAGTTCATTATCGGATAGCTGCGTTATGCTTTTAACCCGCATGGTCAAGCCTCCGTCAGATAATCCGTGACGCCGCGGGCAATCGCTCTCGCGAAGTCGTCCTGCTCGTCCCGCAGCAATAACGCGTCGCTCGTGTTGTCAATGAATGCGGTCTCGACGAGCACCGCGGGCATTTCGGTTCCGTTCAGCACGGCGAGATCATTGCGTTCCTTGACGCCCCGATCAGTCAGATCGAACGTGTCGAGAATCTGGTTATGGATGCACTCGGCCAGCCGATGCCCTGCCTCGTCGTCCGGATATACGAGCGTCTCGGTCCCGTGTGCGATTTCATTGAACGCGTTGCAGTGGATCGAGACGAACAGATCCGCTTCGCTCCGGTTAGCCATAGCGCATATATACGAGAGGCTTTCGTTTTGCAGGAGTTCCACTTCACATCCGGCGTCGACCAGATATTTTTTGACAAGCTCTCCGATAGCGAAAGCAATTTCGTTTTCAGCCAGCTCCAGGTATTCGTTGCACGCTCCCGGATCGTAATCCGGCGTCCCTTTCAGATCGAGCTGGTCGTGCCCAGGATTCAAAAAAACTTTTGCCATATAATACCGCTCCTTTCAATCATCGCGCATAGGAAAAGCCCGCCGGGCGGCGTTAATTATTTGCGCGATAGATTTATCGCGCAAGGTCTTTTTCGTCGCTCTACGGGCTTCCTACGAGGTCATTATTTTAGCGTGTCCCTTTTTTTCTCCAAAATATTGTGCAGCTGCTCCGCTTCTTCTACTCCGGCGTCTTGCAGGTTCTCGACAATGCTGATCAGCTCTGTAATGGAAAGATACCCGGCCAACAGGACAACGGCCCAGGCAGGCTTGTCCATCGTCATCATGATATTATCGATTGTAGCCCCGGCAAAAATGACGAGGAGATACACGACAATCTTTCCGAGAAACCTGTGCTTCATCGCCTCGCTTTTGATGTATCCTGCTTTGCGGGCGGCGGGGATGTTCACGACGCATTGCCACAGCGTCGGGTTCTTTCTCCGCTTGCGCTTCGTCAGATAATCATGCGCCAGGGCAATCCATTTCGTGATGAGGTCGATGACGATGAGCGCGACAAACGCCAGGAGAAGCTGCCCGTGCATCGAGCAGGCTGCGCCGACAAATGTCGCTCCCGCGAGCTTGACTGCCCAATTCTCGCTGATATGATCGACGGTGCCGATCATATCCTGATAAAGTTCTGCCAGATCCATATCAATCACCTTCCTTGTGTAGTGAAAATGCGATTCGATTGGCAATCATAGCGCGCGTGTCCACTTCCGCATCCGTGTCAATCTTCCAGCCGAGGAAGTTGTTCCAGCACAGCGTCCAGCCCAGGATTGAAAATATCGGCGCGGTGTTCTTGTAGGACCACGCGTCGCTTTTCTGATCCTTGACGCGGATTGTGTTCTCGCTGCGCGTTATGGAAAGAAACGGCGTCGCGTTCACGCCGAGCAACCAGAACGCCCAGCCATAGCAGCAGTTTCTTGTCAACCAGTACACGCGGCAGATATACCTTTTGATTCGCTCCCACAAAGTAAAGCGAGCATCAATGCACTTGGTGAACCAGCGCTTTCGCCCTACCTTCGCCAGCTCCGGCGTCGTTCCGTATGTTTCCTTATAGTGTTTCGGCCAGTCATACAGAAGGAAGGACGGAAGTTGCTTATTCTCCGTAACGTCCGACGGATTGCACGAATTATCCCACGTCTGCCACATGTGAAGAAAGGACGGCAGCTCGCCGTCCTCATCACAGAACAATAGCACGAAGGGATTTGTGATATAACAGATTACCGTCAGCAGCAACGAAAAGGGAAGGTAGATTATCCACCTAATCATTCCGCACCTCCGAGTGCTGCTTCCACTTCTTCGAGTGTGAATTCCATCCTCCAGAAATCGGATCCAGGATTCTTTTTATATTCGATCTGCATCCAGGTGATGACCTCTTCCCCGGTCTGCGGATCCGTCGAATGACGTTCCTCGACGCGATGCGTCTCGTCGATGATGCCCTGCGCCGGGCGGGGGATTTCATGGTCGTCCATCCACCGATACCGTTCATCAAGGAGCCGTTGCCAGTACGGTTTCCATTGTTCCGCCGGGAACTTGGCCTTGATGTAGTAGTAATCTTCTTTCGTGTTCAGATGCTTCGGAAAACCTTTCATTTTGCACACTCCTTTAAGTTAATGTTAGCCAGTGATTTTTCTCTTCGATTGTCGCAATATATGGAAGTTCGTCCTCCGTTGCTTCGAGCTGTCGCCGCAGGAGAGATGACGCCGTATAGCAAATATACTTCGAGCCGTTCTGTTCAAACTCGATGCGCAGCGCTTCGGAGTTTCCGCCGTTCCCATATTTTGACTGGATGATCGAAAAGCCTGTGATGATGATTTCTTTGCCGATGACTTCGCTGATTTTCTTTTTCTCCGCCCATGCTTCACGCTTTGATGGCGGCAGATCAGAAAATCTTTTCATGCTCACGCTATCGCCTCCACTTCAGCTGTCAGTTCGTCCAGCCGGAGCGCCATTTGTAAGTTGTGCGTATTGGCGTGTTTAAGCCAACCTTTGGCGCTGGCCAACTTTCCGATAGCCTGTATTTTCGTGATTTTCCCATGCTTCAGCTCCCACGGAATAACTTTCAACCTATTCTTGATCCGCTTTGCCGTGGATTTCCGAACGAGAATTTTTCCATCCGGGAAGTGCCGGTATCCTAAAAAGTCAATTCCGTGTGCTGTCGGGTACAGGTATTTTTTCGAGAGTTTCATTCCGAGGATCAAAACAGCAAACGCCTCAACCTTATCGGCGAGGCGTTTCAGTTCTTCCTTATCATTTCCAAAAAGCAGGAAGTCGTCACAATAGCGGATATAATCCCGGACGTGCAGCCGATGTTTCACGTACTGATCCAAATCATTAAGATACAGATTTCCGAACCATTGGCTGGTAAAATTCCCGATTGGGACGTTCCGGTCTCCTCCGACGCTGCTGATAATATCCTGGAACAGCGCAAGCACGCGCTCGTCTTTGATCTTTCGCTGGATGACTTCCATCAATCTGTTGTGTGGGATAGATGGGTAAAACTTGGAAAGATCGAACTGACACACCCAGGTATTTCGACGTGTGAACTGCATACACTTCTTGCTTCCGGCGTGTTGTCCTTTCTTCTTCCGGCACGCATACGAATCAAATATAAACATGGCGTCCCAAATGGGCGCGACGATATTCATGATCGCATGTTGAATGATTCTGTCCGGATAAAAAGGAAGGATGAAGATTTCTCTTTCTTTTGGCTCGTGAATAATTTTTACGGTGTACTTTGATGTCGTGAAGGTTCCATCTATGAGCAGCTGCCGGATGGCGTCGAGTTTTGCTTCCTTGTCTTGCTCCACTCTTTTGACGCTATCCTGCCAGGTTTTTCCTTTCCTGGCTTTCTTGTAGGCCAGCTCGATGTTCTCCGGTTCGACGATCTTCTCGAAAAGTCCGCCGTGTCTTTTCATAAAATACTCCCCCGAAGTTTCGGTCTCCCTACTATTTCAGAGAGCCACCCTTTTGCGTGTTTTCCCGAAGGACGGCTTGCAGGTTCAGCCGTTTGGGTTTCGACTTTGGACGTTTTTTCAGGTGGTACGTTCAATGATTCCCAACGTATCGGACGTGCCGCGGGCCCCATAATTCGCATTCAGATTCAGCGCACTGTTATTCCAATTCGACGCACGGGAACCGCATTTCGCCGCATTATTCCAATTACCGCCGAGGAGAGGACGACACGTAACCTGCAACCCGGAGAAACCGTTTTAGGACGGTTTTTCTTTTATCATAAAATCACCTCATAAAACGCGGCCGCTGGCGCGGCCGCGTCGTGCTTCGCGCCCGTATTCGACGCAGTGCTGCGTGCAGGAACCGGTTTTCGCGGCGTGTTAAATAGTCCTACGATACAACGGCTCGGACGCGCCGCGGGCCCCAGAAGCCGCATACAGAGCCAGCGCACTGCGATCCCAATACGACGCACGGGAACCGCAGACCGCCGCAGCATTCCAATAACCGCCGAGGAGAGGACGATAAACGGTACCATACACCTGCCCACCACAGTACTTGTCGTTTGAATCGAAAGCATCTGCATAGGTGCCGCCCGACGTTGTAGCAGCACCGACGTCAGCGCCCCAGATCCAATGATCACCACAGCAGTCCTCCAGGCCGATGTTGCTGATCATACGACGGTTTCCGGTGTCCTTATGGCCGCCCGTGGTAACCGGATCGGCGGAGCCGTAAATATTCGTACCCTGGTTGCTGCCGAGGGACGCCACAACAAACTCGCGCTGATACGGGAGCCGCTGCTTCTGCCTGGCGAGGATCTGTTCAAACTTCCAGCAGTGCCATTTTTCGGAGCTGGCACCGTCGGCCCATTCTGCTGCATACTTGCTTTCCAGTGTAAGCGTATCGTTCGAGGCGCGCCCCGCCATAGTAGCCGTCGCGCTGCCAAAGCTGCCGGACCACGAGAGGCCATAAATGGAATACCACATATCGGTCCCCTCATCGTAGGCGTAGCCTTCCGGTTCGCCGATGGGCCGATGCTTCAGATCCCAGACCGACGTCGGGAGAATATCGCCAGCCGCCCACCCGGAAAGCGGATGGTTCGTGATCGTGCCGACGGCAACACATTCGCCGTGGAAGCCGCCCAGCTTCCTCGATGTGTCTGCCGTGTATCCCGTCGGGACCGTGCTATTTGCGGAGAGGATGAAGTCCGGCGTCGTGCCGCTGTCCGGTACGCAGGCGTATACATAGAAGTCTTTGCCTGCCCGGTTCGCGGCTGTCGCATAAGACGAGCTGTCCCAGGAATCGCCATCGTCGGCGTCCACTTCAGCATCGTTTTCGAGGATGTACGCGGTCCCGTCGATGTTCACGGTCATGGCGGGCATGACGAGAATATTTCTTTCCGCTGCCGAGGATCCTTTTGCCGCGATCGGATACGAACGCTCATAGTCCGCCGTCGTGTTCACGAGGACGTTCACGACGCTGGCCAGCACCGCGATCTGCGAATTGTACGCGTACTTTTCCACCGTCCAGGTGACGCCATCGTCTGTAATAGTGTCTCCTTCTGTCGCGCTCGAAAAATCCGGGCACCCGGAATCCGACGTACCGGCGGACGTACAAACCAAGCGCAGATTTGCCGGGAGACTGTCTGCATATACTACGTCCCCTAATTCATAGGCCGTTTCATTCTGCCGGAGCTGTAAAGCGGCCACCACATTGACGCCGTTGATATTTACCGTTTTGACGTCGCCCCACCGCTTCGCTTCCGTACCTACACTGCCTTCCCCGTCAGCGCGCGGTACAATACTTCTCGTTGCCATTCTTAATCACTCTCGCTTTCTTTTGTTGTAATATTGTCATCGGCGTCCAGTTCGAGTAAGGTCGCCGCTTCGACAATCGGAACAATGTGATCTTCCGCATCTTTCGCGACGGCCTCGCTTGCTGCTGCCGCTTCTGCCGCTGCAACCGCTTCAAGCGCTGCCGCTTCTGCCCGGTTCGTGGCCGCGATCGTCATTTCCGTCTCCAATCCTCTCGGCTGGATATTATCGTCTTCGTCCAGTTCCCAGCTTGCGGAATAAGAAGGATCGACGCGGGGCTGAAGATTGCCGAACATATCAATCTCGAAATAATCATCTCCGTTTATGTTCGTAACCAGCACCCATTTCGGGCTTGTTGAAGGAATCGTTCCGGCTGGGACGTCCTGCCCGATGCAACGATAATTATGGCCATCAGTGTACGCAACCATAGTAGGGTAAGAATAAACGATTGAGGGATTCCAGGCGGGGATCGCAGATTCATGGATTCCTGCTGCGTCCTGCGCTGCCTGCCTGGCATATTCCGCCGTGCTGGCTAAAATCGTCTGACCTTCCTGGACCGTTGCCGCCGCGGCGTTCGCACTGGCCGATGCGCTGGATTCACTGACCGCTGCATTTGCCTCGCTTTCCGCTGCGTTCGCTTCGGAATTGGCCGCGTTCCTTTCGCTTCGGGCGGCGTTCGTCGCGCTGATTGCTGCCGCCTCCGCGCTGGCCGCTGCGTTCCGCGAACCTTCGATCAGGCGCGTTTTGAGCTGCTCCGGAGTTTCGACGTCGCCCTTCTCGACTGTGACGGCCCGGCTGACTTTTTCGTCCATCTCCTGCAATAGCATCGTGGCTTTATCGACCATAGCCTCGACGAGCGGAAGCGGATATTTGTCCCCGAGATCTTCCAGCTGATTCACTGGCGTCTGTCGATAGATTATGATCTTCTGCGTGTTCGGAAGAATGGGCGGCTGCTCACTCTCCGGCGGCTCCTCGCCCGGAGGGTATCCGGGATAGATAACTTTCGAGGCGTTCGCGTCCACGTAGTAATCGCGTTCGAGCTTTGTTTCCGTCTCTGTTTCTATGTCATAGATAGAGACTTTCACATGATCCACATCGGAGAACGGGAACCAGAACGGAAAATTTGTCGTCGTCCCGTCGCCGATGTAAATCTGCTTCACGACCGCGCTGTCAATCATATTGCATCACCCTTTCTTGAATATATCATTTTCGATCCTTCTTCGGCCTGCGTCGTAATACGTCGCCCCATTGGAGATCCATATCATTGACCGCAGCATCGAAGAGGTTCCAGAAAATGCGATTGAATTGTGCCGGTACGCCAATGAGGAGACCGGCTGCATCTGTGATGCCTTCCACTTTGTCCTGCGTTGTCGCTTTGTCGCTTCCGACTTTCGACGCCGCCCGCCCGATCTTTTCGAGCGTGGATTCCACCGCCGACATCCGGTAATCAAACTCGTGCATACCGAAAGCCTTGCCGATGACGTAGCTGCCAGCCTGGCCAACCGGGCCCATCATGGAGAAGGAATAGCTTTTCAGTTCTTTGATCAGCTCCGGCCATTCGTCTTTGTCATCCACGCCGAAAGGATTCTGCAAGGCCAGCGCCATCGCGAGCATCGTCTGGCCGAGCCATTTGCTGACGACATACGAGAACGCCGTGACGAAGGCTTTCTGCTTCTCCCCTTTCGTCCATTCCTTCGCGACGACGCGCTCCGTCCGCAGGAATTCATTCCAGCGGGCATTGAAGAAGGACTGGAACATGGTGATCAACTTCATCAACGGACCGCCCCGCTGCATGGACGCGACGTCCGTGATACGGGAAGAACCGAGCACGCGCCGGACGATTGCATCGGCGAAGTCTATCGCCTCTTGTTCCGTGGCGCCCTCGTTCAATTTCTTGTTGTACGCCTCCAGCCAGTTCGGCATGGCCGTCGCGTTGTCCGTAAAGGCCATAGCCTGGATGCCGATTTCACGGGAAACTTTTTCCCAGGCAAATTCCTTGTTCTCGCCGACAATATCGCGAACCGTAATATCTGGGAGTTCGCTGCGCTCGCGCATGAACGACGATTTCGATTTGACAAAATCGACCATTTCCTTGTGGCTGCCGGGCGTGTGATACTTCAGCATATACCGCCCCAGCGCCCGGATATTATCCGCCATCGTGTACCCGTCCACCGCGTTTCCGTACAGGAAGGCGTTCGCGTAGTTCTGCGCGACGACTTTCAGATTGCAGATAATGATCGCGTGCGAGGTCCGCTGCCGGAGCCAGGAAGCCGCTTCGCCCAGCGCCCTCTCTCCTTCGGAAAAAGATTTGCTGTTCTGCGGATCCGCGGAAACTTCCAGCAGCTCCTTGAAGTTATTCATACGGGCGACGCCCATTTTGCTTTTCAGCGTCGCGAAAAGTTCCTGATCGTTGATCACGCGCCGGAAGTCATTCATAACCTCGCGCCAGCATAGATCATGGATTGATTCATAGATCCACTGCGTTTCAGCTCCGGGGAAAAGATTGACCGGATACCGTGCCTTCGTTCGCGCTTTCGTCGCGCTGGTGTTGGTGTGGTACGTTCGGATGCGTTTCCCCTGCAAAGGATCGTCGTCTGCTACCTCGGCGGCTGCCGCATGGGAACCGGTCTCGCCGTTTCGCATCAACGGGAAATATCCGCCCTTCATGACGACCTGCTTCCCGCCGATTTCGAGCATGACCGGCGTCGCCTCGACCTTCTTCAGCCCGAAGCCCTTCACGCGTTTTTCCATTTCGTTCTTTTCGCCCCAGAACATTTCCGCGGCGTCGATTTTCCGCTGCGCATATTCGACGTCCGCCGGCGTCAGCACGCGGCTGAAAAAGTCCACCAAGTTTTTCCGCGTCATTTCCGCCGCTTCCTTGCGCTGCGCGTTCGCTTCCTTTCGGTTCAAGGCTTGCGATTCATCCGGAACGATCCACAATTTGCTCTTTTCAAAACCGACGGGCACCGTCTCGCATAGACGCTGTGCATTGTCGGCGTTGCCGAGGTTGATCAGCATCTTCACGAGGACGTGCTTCGTCACGGAAGCGCCGAGGTCTTCATAATAGATTTCCTCGTTCGCTGCCGCCTCGGCCGCTTTATCCGGCAGCCATTTCTTCAAGGCGTCCGCGTCCGCTTTGTTGTACTTCTCCAGGCAGTCAAATTCGCGGTCGCTGGCGTGCTTGATCGCGTTGCCCCAGGTCTTCGAGAAAAAGCCATAGGTCGAATCATCCAGCATCTCGAAAAGCGTGTCCGTGCTTTCCATCGCTGCTTGCCATCGTTCCATCGTATTCGCCCGCGTCGGTTTGTTCGGGTTAGGTGTGAACCGCGTCGGGAGTTCCGCCAAGAGGCCCAGCATCTTCGTTTTCAGATCCGCGAAGGATTCCTTCTGGCTAAACATATTGACGCCCTTCTGCGCCTTCACGATCGCTTTGATGTTCTTGACGGCATTAACCACATCCTCGTACTGTTCCAGCGTCAGCGCGTTCGTGTCGCTGATGTCGAAGTTCTCGTCGAAAAGCCATTCGGCAATATCAACACAATCGAATTGCTGCTCCATGAGTTCCGCATACGCGGCGAGGGACTGGATTTCCGAGTTCTGCGCCGCCTGCTGATGGATCTCCCGAGCGATTCCCATGCGCACGAATAGCCTGCTGACCGCCCCGAAGTGCAGGTCATTCAGCCACGCCTCCGGTTTTGCCTTCCGCTGCGCTTTCAGGAATTTGTCATACTGCGCCTTCCGCTTCTTGACCTTCATGCTTTCCGCTGCCATCGCGTGCCAGTATGCCTGCATATTCTTCTGCACGAGCGCCCCGTCAAAATCTTTCTTCGCGAGGAGCTGCGCAGATTTGACCGCGGCCTTCCGTTCTGCCGTGATAAACTTATTCGTTCTCGTGGCGTCCTTGACGTTCATCTGGGCGAGATCTGCCTTTGCCGCGTTCTTCGCCTGCTGCCGCCGGGCGGCTGCAATCTCCGCGGAGATCTTCGCCTGTTCCTGGCTGCCTTTCGCTTTCCTGGCGTAATCTTCAATGAGCTGCTGTTCGACGCCGATCAGCAGGGCTTGGTCCCCGTTGTAGATGGCCTCGCGAATAGCTTCTTCATGGCTGGCCCGGTCCTCGCCCTCCGTCAGATCATTGATCAGTTCGTCGAGGCGCTGCGTCACGGCCTGCCGTTTCGTCGGGGAGTTTTCCACGTCCTTCAGCATTTCGTCCGTGCTGGAATAGCCGTACTGCTCCGCCGTCAGATCGGTCTGTAAAACAAAAGCGGCCTCGTCCTCTTTCAACGGTGTGCCGCCTTGTGCCGCCCGCTCTTTATACTTTTTCTCGACCTCCGCGAGTTTTTCACGAATGGCGTCCGTCGCCTGAATCCGGCGCTCGAATTCTGCGAGCTGTTCGCCGCTCTTCTTCAAGGCTTCGGCCTCTTCCGCGCTCCGCGGCGTCCAGCCCTCCACCTGCGGGGCGTTCGCGTCGCCCGATACCATAAGGCGGGCCATTTCCCGAAGTTCCGATTTGTTCGGCTTGCGTTTATGCTCCGCGTAGAATTCCCGATACCAGGGCGCATTATTTGAAACGCGAGCGCCCCTGCCGCTGCCGTCCTCCAGCGGAACAATATCAACGCCCTGCCCCATTCCTTTCGCGAGCGTATCGAGGGCGGGCTGCAAGAGAGCGTCCACCTTCTGCTGATAATGGACTTTCACTTCGGACAGACCGGCGGTCCAATTATCCGGATTCACGAGGGCCGCGAGATTCGCGACGTCGTTTCGTGACGGGTTACGGAAAGCGCGGTTGATGAAGGACTCGGGCGTCGGGCGTCCGGTTTCCTTTTCTTTCAGCTTCCGGTAGTGTTTCACGTCGTTTTTATCGACGCCGCACTGATAGACGCGACGATTGCCGACCTCTTCCTCCACCTGCGGGAGGAGTTCCGCCCGGATCGTTTTTATATCCTCGCGGCGCTGTTTCGTATAATTCCGGAGCGCGTTCCGTGTCAGCAGATCGACGGCCTTGTCCCGGGCCTTTTCGATATAGTCCTCCACTCGCGCCCGTGTGGCGTCGCTCATGTTCTCCGTGATCACGTCGGGCAGTTTCTCGAAATATCCGTTGACGCGTTCCATGCGTGCAATATCATCTTCCGCTGCAAGCATCCGGTCGAAGACTTCCCGCACTTCATCCGTCAACGGGACCGCGTTCTCGTTCCGCTGGATCGTCCTATAAACATTCCGCAGCCAGCGGGAGAAATTCCGGAACACTCGACGCAGATCATACGAGGGAGATTTGCCTTCCATGATGTACGTCTCGCCAGCTTCGGCCAGCCGCTCATGTGCTGCGCGGCGTCCATCGACGTCAGCAGCCGCCCATTCTTCCCGCGTCATCCCCGCGTAATTTAGGAGCGCGTCGAAGTCTTTCACGGTCTGCTCCGATGCGGAGCCGTCCTGCACGCTGTTCCACATCTGCTCCACGAAGAAATGCCAGGTCTCATGAATCACCGTCGAGGCGTCCGCGCCCTGGAAAAGCGTGATAACATTTGTTTCCGGGTTATAGCCGCCTTTCTGGCCCTGCGCATAATCAGCGTTCGTTTCCAAAAGCCGCTCTCCGGTCTTGCCGAGTGGCCGCCCTAACCAGGTCTCCCGCGTGAGATCATGCTGCGCTGTGTCATCATCGAAGGCATGAACGACGGGCCGATTATCTTTCATATACACGGCGTCGAGGATACCTTCCTCCGGCGTGCCCTGGATGATGTCCCTGATCTTGTTGAACACATCATAATTGCTCGTGGCAATAGCGCACTTCGCGCCAGCCGTAGCGCGCGCGCAATACCGCAAATAGCGGAGCATGGCCGGAGCTGACAGATCGCCAAAGTTATCATGCAGCTTTTGAATTGCCCGGACCGTATGCTTCTGCGTGAGGAAAAACGCCGTTGTTTCCGCATCGCTGGCCGTCATATTGATTATGGCGTCCAGTGTATTCGGATGATTGATCTTCCGTTCCTGGTTCTCTTTGAGCCTTGCCTGGATCTCCTCGGCGCTCGCGCCCTTCAATCCTTCATCGCCCTTGTATAGCGCCTTATGCGGAATTTCCGCGACGTCATAACTCGGCACCTGGTCTTTCTCGATATGCTCGCCCCGGACTTTCCCATTACGATCAATCACGGAATAACGATTATGATCAATAATGATGTGCCCGGCAAAGCCCCGTTTATACATAGGTTTATAATCGCGGGCATAGCGCTTGTCCCCTTCGATAAAGTTCTTCGTTAGGGCCATATCAGCGGAAGAAGGTCTCGGATCTCCGGAAGGATGGTTATGGATGAAATAAAACTTCTCCGCGTGGTGGCGGTCCCGATCCTCGAAAATCCGCCGCCATGCTGCCGACCAATCCTCATTATTTGCGATGACAGAAGTCTGCCCCGGCAGCCGGGACGAAATCGTCGAATGGAATACAACTTCATTGTTCGCGTCCACATAGACGACGTGGAATTTCTCATAGCCAGGATGCCGGAGCACCTGGGCGATCTCCGCGAGGTCTCTCGTGCTGCGGACCTTTTTCCCGACCAGGGAAACGACGCCTTCATTGACGAGCTGGCGCGTGATGCCGAGGCCGAGGATTTTCCCGCGCTTCGCTTCCTTGTCGGTGCGTTTCTTTTTCGCTTTGCCTTCCTGCTCGATCGGTGTCCCGTCCTCGTCGAAGAGGGAAGTCTGTCCCTCGACGATGAGGTCCGTCTCCGGATCGGCGCCGAAGTCGAGCGTCATCTGGAAAGCCTCGTGCAAAAGGCCGCTGACCTTTTCGTCCTCGGCGACGTCCGGATGCTGCTCGATGTATCCTTCATAGAGTGAATCCGCTTCCTTGAAGATCTCGGAAGTGGTTTCGGACGTCTTTTCGGAGTACGGCATTTCCTTCCCGTCGAAGACGATGATCGCGTCCGATTTGTGCGGCTCCGGCATGGTGTCATAATTTTTGAGGTCTGCCCGGTCCGCGGTCTCCCGCGCTTCCTGTTCGCCGCCCAACCGTTCATATTCATCAAAGGACGCCGTGGTGTCCAGGTTCCCGCCGGAGGCAAAGCCTTCTTCGTCCTGGATCAGGTGCTGGATTTCATGGATCAGCGTGAACGGCATTTCATCGCCGCGCAGCTTCGCCCGGTTCAAAAGAATTTCCTGGGCGCCGGGGTTTACCTGGCCATCCGCGTCGTTCTGCAATTCGTCGGCCAGCTTGATGTTTACCCGCCGGAGGAAAGGATACGCGTCAAACAGCTTCTCGTTATAGTAAACGCGGACCAGCTGCATCTCGCCGTATTTTTCCAACGCGTCGAAGTCAACGTCTTCCACGTTGTCGGGGATCTCGAAACGCCATTTCCCGTCCTTGCCTTTGAGCCAGCCGGTTGTGTTGAAAATATCCTCCGCCGATGCCCCGCCGTCCTCCATGCGCTGCGCTTCGGCAAGTTTCACACGGTCCGCAGTGTTGGCGTTCTCTCCGGCAAATTGATGATAATTATTCTGTCCGGCTGCCGTGCCGGACTGGAATTTCAGCTTGCGCAAAAGCCCGACGGGATCGTCAGTATTCAGCGCCCGTGCAGTGGCCAACGCGAGAGCGTTCACGATGGTCTGGCTGTCCACACCCGCCGCTTTCATTTCTCCGGCGATGCGGTCTTTCTCGACGCGGATCGCGTCTTCCTGCTCCTGATACTTGCGCGCCATTTCCTGCTCGCGCTTGTCCTTGTTGATCGTATAGCCGCCGTCCTCGAACGCGGTATCGTCTTTCACCGCATCGAAGAAACCGTCGAAGGAGGCAGCCGTCGCCTCGAAGTTCCCGAGCTTCACGTCCACCGTATCGTTATTCGCGGCAGCCGTTTGAATATCTTCCACCGTGACGCCGAGAGCTTCGGCCACCTTTTCCGCGCCCTGTTCCTGCGCGTATCCTTGCAAAGCCTCGCCGTCCACATAGACGGTCGTGTCCTGGGTATTCCCGTTGATCACTGCGGCAGCATAGGGCGGATTGATTTTGCTTTCCTTGATCTGTTCGATCCGGTTCATTTCTTCGTCCATACGCATCGAATGGACTTCCCGCTCCATCGCCCGCGTGATGTTCTGGTCGAGCGCCATGTGCAGCGCGCCAGCGCCGCCGCCTAAAAAACCGCCGATAACGCCGCTATAAAGCGCGTCGGCGGTCATGTTTTCAAGATTGTCTTTGATGATCTGCCGGATCTCCTCCGGGGATTTGTCCGCGTTCAGCGCCCAGAGCTTGGACGCCTGTTCCGGATATTCCTGCAAGAATTCCGTAACGCCCTCGGTGAGGACGTTTTCCGCAGCCAGCCGGAGCCGCTGCCGGAACATAGAATTTGCCGGGAACGCTTTCGTGATCTTGCTGAACCCGATATATTCGAGCGGCGTCTGCACAGCCGCATTGATAGCGGCGGCCTTTCCTGCCGTCGATACATCGACGCCCTGGTCACGTAGTTCTTTGTATTCTTCGCCGCCGATCTGGAGCGCCATCGCCGGAAGCGTACCATAGCCGCCCGTGGCGACGCCGACGGCCACCTGCCCGGCGAGCTGACCGGCACCCTGCGCCAGGTCATAGACAAACTGTCCCGCGCCGGTTTCCGCCTGGACTTTGTAAGGCTGGAACATGGACGCGTCCGCTGCGTTGTCGAGGAGCTGACGAGCGCCCTCGTCCATCTGCATCCGTTCCGGATGGTCCTCGTTCAGCTGCGCCTCGTTCATATCGCGCAGCCATTGGACGCCGCGAAGGACGCCGCGGGGCACTGACATGAAGCCATTATATACAGACTTCCCGAGATTCAGCGCCCGGTCCATATTGGACTGCTGTTCCTGGTATTGTATGGTTTCGCCTACGCTCAAGAGACTTTGAATATCATAGACCTTTTCCTGTTGATGGTTCTCTTTGTATTTCTCGTATTCTTCAAGGCTTAACATAGCCCGACCTCCCCATCATCGCAAGGACTTCTTCTTCATTCTTGTAATCCCATTCGGCGCCATTGAGTTTTTGCAGCATATACCGGCCATCGCCGAGATACTTGCAATTCACATACCCATTCGCAGCGAGGTCGGCCCTCGAAATGGTGATCGGCGTCCCGAACCAATTCCCGAAGAAGGAATTTTCCATCGTCCGCGCTCCGGTGACGACGTTCTCCGTGAACGCCTTCGACACGAGACCGGCCAGCTCGACCTCCTCCGGCATTTCGCCGTCATGCTGCGCCATGTACTTTTTGGCTTCGAGGTAGGAAAGCGTGTGGATCGTGCTGACCATCTGCGCTTTGGCCTGTCCCTTGACGCCTTCGAGTTCCGGAATGTAGGCTTCAATCGTCTTGAAGTCGTCTTTGCTGATCTTGAAGATTCCTTTGTTTTCCAAGTAATCATCAAAGAGTTTCGTGCATTTCGAGATTTCCTTCGGATCCGTGATTCCGGCGTCATTACAAAAACTGATGATCTCGTTCGCCGATTTGACGCCGCCGGTGGAGATCGCTTTGATCAGATAATTTTCCAAAGTCGGATCCACTTTCCCGGAGGGCTGATGTCTTGCAGCCTGGGCCGCCGCCCTGTCCTGGCGTCGTTCTTCCGTTGCCAGGAGCGTTTCAAGCGGGATGCGAATATTATCATTGACCACGCCGTCCTGGATTGCGTACCGGTTCACCACGTCCCTGTACTGGTCCAGATCCATGACGCCCTGATTCATGAGGTCCTGCATTTCGAGCCGCCCCTGCTTTATCAGCCGGTTCTCCGATGCAATAATCTCGTTGACCTTCTTCTGATACAAAGCATAGCGCCGGTTCGTTTCCTCCTCGATCTGCAAGTCCGAAAGCTCCGCCGCTGCCAGGTCGTTCGGTTTGATGATCCAGGCGATTTCGAGGCCGTCGATGTCCTGGCTTCCGGCGTGAACGATGCACCCGTCCCCGCGGACCGTTTCCCCGTTCTCGTCCTCGTAATCTCTCGCGCTGGAGCTGTTCCCGATATAGCCGCCCACACCGTCGGCCACCGTGATATGGGAAAGCATTTCCGGATCGTTCGGATCGTCACCGGCGTCCACATAGATGATGCCGGAGCCGGGCGGTATCTGCTGCCCGTTGAAGCGCTCCACCGTAACATTCGAGGATTGCAGCGCCGCCCGGTAAATATTCGGTACCCACGTCTCGCCCTGGTTCTCCGCCGAGAATTTCAAGAACGGGGCCGTGATCTCGATATATGCTTCCGCGCAGCCAACGCGTCCGTTTCGCATCGTCTTTCCGACGAGGCTGTCACCGTAATTGAGGAGACCGGCGGCGCCTTTCTTGTTCGCCATCTCCTCGATGACGGCGTTCTTCATGTCTTCCCATGTAGCATATCGCCCAAGCTGTGAAAGCATATCGTTGGCCTGCCGGAGGTCGTGTGCTTCGCGCTGCCGTTTGCCGAGCATGGAAAGCGCCGTGATCCTCGTCTTCGGATCCAGTAACGAGCCATACTTTCCGGAGATCTCTCCGATACGCGCATAGTCGCCCATGTTCACGGCCAGCTGAAGGGCAGACGCCACGAGCTGGCCCTTGAAAAGCCGCGCCTGCTCCCGTACCTTCTCCGGGCCGTAATTCGCGAAGTGGCTGGTCAGCAGCCCGATTCCACGATTGAATCCTTCCTCGATCGCCGCATCGGTGGCGCCGCCGTCCATGACCATCTGCTGGCAGGACGCCAGCTGATTGTTATATTGCGTATCATGGAAGCGCTCCGTCTCCGCCATCTGGTATTTCATCATGTGCTCCCGGCGTGTGATGTTGTCGCGTTCCGTGTAATTGTTGAACGCTTCCGCACCCGGACCGGCGCCGATAAAATCGCCGTACTTCTTCCGGACTTCACCGAGAACCCTTTGCTGGAGCTTGTCATAGTCGTCCGTGATGTTCAGCGCGTTCTCCTCTTTGCGCTGCATCAGTGCCATAGTTCCCTCGGACATGAGGCGATTATATTCATTGTTCGCCTGCATCACCTTTCCGTCCGTGACCTTCTTGTTCATTTCCAGTCCGACCAAAGCGAGCTGGCCGAGGGCTTTCCATTGTGCGCTGTTCCCCGGATCGACGACCTGCGGACCGTAGACGTGCAGGTCACGGCTGGCGTGAACGGGGACGTTGTGCATCACGTTCGGATTTACCGTAGGTTCGTAGGTAGAGAATTTCATAGCGTTTCACCTCATCCCAGGGTAAAGTAATTTCTATAATTGCTCTGCCCGAGTCTCCATCCGCCCGTGATATTCGACGCGCCCGTGGCCGTGTTATAGTTCCACGAATACCCGTTTCCGGCGTTGGCCGTCAACGTGCCGAAATTCGTCTTGCTGCCCGATGCTTTGGCGGAAGATCCTCCGCTTATGAACGGGGCGGCAATACTCGACGCCGTTCCCAGGATCGAGGTCCATTTCAGCGCGCTGCTCTGCCGATCGAGCGCGTCGATCTGTCGCCTGGCGTCTTCCTGGACATTCGCGGCAGCCGCCCGATTGTTCTTTCCTTCCGTCAGATAATTGGACTGCGTGACGCGGGAATTATAATTATCGTTCCGCTGATTCGTGAGGAGCGTCATCTGGTCATCCCAGTACGCTTCCTGCCCGCTGGCCAAAATATCCATAGACGAACCGGCCATATCGAGGCCCGCCGCGCCGGTCTGCGCCCGGAGTCTTCCTTCCGCGAGCCGCTGCCTCGACCGGAGGCGCCGCTGCTCTTCACCATACGCATCAGCAATCTGTTCCTGTTTCTTCGCTTCCATCTGGGCGTTGTGTTCCGCTGCCGCTGCCTGCGCTTTATACATGGACGCCTGGCTGTCAGCGTTCGCCTGGACCTGGCGCTTCTGTGCCTCGATCTGGTCCTGCTGCGCCTGATAGGAAGCATAGCCCTGGAACAACGAAAGCCCGGCTCCGATTGCCGCCACTACACTGCACATATCATTTCCCCCTTATGTAAAATCTGACGAACGGCTCGCCACCTATTTCCAGCGGATCACCGAAATCCGCACCGCACCATTGAAGCCATCGTTTCGCTGCCTCGTTGAAATCCCCGACGGCGTTCCAAAGGATCCCATGCTCTGCCGCCCAGGTGTGCAAAATGTTCCTGGATACCCGAGCGAATTCCCGCTGATATGGGCGGAGGTGCTTTGTGGCCATGCACCAGATCAGCCGTCCCGGCAGATTCTTTTCCGCGCATTTACCATACAGGACAAGCGGCTTTCCCTCCGCGCCGGTTACGCGGTACGCCTCCTCGGATTGATTGACGCTGTTCAGTATAGCGTCCAGCGTATCGCCATGCACCGCGATCAATTCCCGCCGGTCCGCTTCCCGAAGGTCAAGCTCGAATTCACAAAGCCAATACCATTCTTCCGGCGTCAGCTCCTCTGACAGTCTTTTAATTTCGTAGTCCGCCCGTTCCACCGAATGTCACCGCCCTTATGATTGCAGAAATGGTAATCGGATAAGGTTTATCGTGCCGGATATAGACGCGGCCATTCTTATTGAATCCGCCCGCTGCCATCGTTACATTCAGATCCCCGGAATAAAGGACGCTTTCGCCCAGCTCCAGGCGTCCTTCGTCGTAGATCATTTCGTTCAGCGTGTTGGCGTCCGGTCCGGCCTCGCCGCCGAAACTCTGCGTCAGCCGGAAGATGGCCGAGGAAACGGTCTTTTCCCTGCCTTGCAGCGTCCCGGATTGCGTCTGCATTTCAATGTTTGGCTGCTCCAGAATCATCGTATAGGGCAGGCCCACAATCACGCGCTTCGATGCCTGTGGCAGGGTGATGGTCCCGTTCTCCACCGTCATCGGATCGAAGAGGTAGCCGTCGCCCATGACGAGGACTTCCCGCCCTTCGAGATGGGAAAGCCCGGTGATCGTCGTCTGTTCCGTGTTCGAGTTGTAGATCTTCGCGGAATCCATCATGATATAGTCCTGCTGCTCTCCGGTCTCCGGTAAATAGGCGAGCCGTTCGATATAGCGTACCGTGTCGCCGTCCACTTCACGCTTTACGACGATATACACGACGTCCCGATTCCCTTCGCCTACCGCGCAGACAGATTCGATTTCGCCGTCCGTCACGATATGGCTCCAGCCGTAGACCTTCTGCTCGAATAGGTAAGTCAAGCACAGCAGCACGCCGTCGTCCCGAACGAAATATACAAGGCTGTCCGGTTCCTGCGCGTAGGTGCTGCCAAGTAATTCATGCCCCCGGACGAGATGCCGGACGAGGAGCGAAAGGTCCATGCCAGCGTAGCTGTCCGTGTCGTATGAATAGCCCATATCCCGGACGATGGATCCGCGCCGCTGCACATAAACGATACGATTGCCGGAGCGGATCGGTATCACATCATTGGCGCCATAGCTTTGCTGGCTGCGCGGCGTGATGCTCGAAGGCGTGACCGTCTCCGCGCCGCTGATCGTCCACTCGTTGCCCTCGGTCAGGAGCATCAGATCATTTCCGGCTACCATGTGATGGATCCGGAAAGACTGGAGGGAAAGAAGGTCAGCCGTGACCGCGCTGTCGTCCGTGACGGTCCCGCTTTCCTTGTCCACGCCGAAGTTCGCATAGTCCCCCGATTTACTCATCCATACCCGCTGCGGGTACGCATCGGATCCGGCAAAGCAAAGACGATCCTGGAAGAATGTCGCCGCGGACGGATAGCCCGCAACGCTGTCCCATGCGGAGAATTTCCATTCCGCCGTTGCCGTCGTCGCACCCAGCCGGTGCTTGACGACCGCCGTGGCGTGCGTCGAATCCGAGACGGCGCTGATCTTTACATAGCCCGTGTGCGTGTACGCGTGGGCGGAAAAATCGCAGGTGCAGGTTCCGCTGTTGGTGTTGACCTTAACACGCATGAACGTGTAATCGTCCACGGTCCCGGTCTCTGTCGGATTGTAGTCATCGTTGCCGGTGTACTTCCGCTCCTCCAACCAGGTGACGCCATCCGTGGAGCTTTCCACCGTGACCGTGCCCTTCCAGGTCCCATGCGTGATAATTTTCCAGGTGCTTCCGACGCCGATCGCCGACGACGTGCCGGCCGTGATCGAGACGGACGTGCCGGAGACGCGCTGCGAAATTTCCATCCAGTTCCCGACGTCAGCAGAATCGAAAAGCGCTGCCGATGCCGTCAGCGTAATCGTCCCCGTCGTCGCCGACGGTGTGACCTTCAAACTTTCCGTCGGGTTGAGGTCGCCCATCGGCGGCTGGATGAAATCCATATCCGCGATCTGCCAGTTGTTTTCCGCATAGCGCAGGATCCTCTTGACCGGATACTTCCCCGACGTGATATAAAGCACGTCCACAGACTGAACAAAACGGAGCTGCGACAGGTCCGCTTCCTTGAACGGCGTCGCCAGCTCCACACCAAGATATACACCCTCGCGCCATACGCGCATATACTGATCGCCGAATTCCAAAAGATAATTCAGCGACACATCAAACCGGAACGGCCAGAGAATAACGCGCTTATCGGCTTTCTTTGCCGCGCCGCAATACACGAAGCCCGCCCTTTTCGTCACTGCCCCGTATGGGCGGATGACGGCGTTCTCCGCTTGCAGCAGCGCCAGCTGATATTTGTCGATGTCAACGCGGGACGCGACGTCCGGGCTGATCTCCCCGCCCGTGAAAGCGGGCTGGATCGCATAAAAAGAATTAGGTCCCATATCAACCGAACCTCACTTCCGCGTACTTTGTCGGCCAGATCGGCGTGTGTTCCCTCTCCCGTGCGTCCTCCGTTTGTGCCTGCATGAGGGCGTGCTGCATGAGCTGATAATTCGTGTTCATCATTTCGGCGTTTCCGGTGATCACCATCGCCATCGACGCGGCGAGGTAACGGGCCAGCGCCTCCACGAATTCCTCGCTCATTTTCGACACTTCAACGACGTCCTCGGTGTATTCGCACCAGGCATTTTCCACGTTGGAACACAGGACCTTCACGCCCTCCACGACCGCGATCTCGTATTCGTCCCGGTCGAATTCCCGACGGCTGGCGCCTTCCTCCTCGAAAACGAATCGCACGGAGAGGCAGTTCGACGGGTAGCCGTAGACGAATTCCCAGCCGGGGACCGTGGACGCGGAAAGCGCCAGCTTCTCCGTCCGGCGGGAAAAGCCCCACCGATACGAACGAAGAAGCAGCCGCCGACAATGGTCATAGTGCATAGCACACTGCCGCGCTTCTTCCGTCTCCTGCGTCATGGAAATGATTCGCCCTTTCGCCAGATACGACAGGGCGAGATTGCAAATATCTGTCGAAGTCATCATAGTAAAGCCTCCCTCCTTTTTTCATACGCCCGAGGCTTCGGACGCATGAAAAGAGGCGGGAAGCCCCGCCTCAAAGGTATTACATATTACTGCTGGGGAATGTCGTCGTCGTTGACGAGTGCCGCCGTCATCTTGCCGGACGTGAACGTGGATACTGCGCTGATACGGAGATAGCGCTTGTTGCCGCGCGGCAGCGGTGCCGAGATGACCGGCCCCTTGAAGTCGGCCAGCGCGAACGACGTCGAGAACGTCGGGGACTTCTTGACGAAAGTGACCGTCGGAGAAGCGAAGGTCGATTCATCGCAAGTCTGAACCGTAGCCTCGACATCACCGGCGCCCGCGTCACGGGTAACGTCAATAACGAGCTTCGGGGGATCGCTCGCCTCACCTTCGCCATAGTCGATGACGTCACTGGTCAGCGTCGTGGCACTCAAAGCCTGCTCCTTGAAAAAGGTATTCTGTGCATCAAAAATCATTGTGTGTCCTCCTCCCTATTAAGCCTGCGCGCAAGCGGATTCGGTTTCGCTGATCGCATCGCACTTGCTGACCGGAATACCCTTGAAATACAGCTGCGGCATGGCGCCCATGAGCGTCTGCTGCGTAACGAAGACATTGTTCTTGTCGTTCATGTAAGTCTCGAAGAAGTCATAGAGGCTCTGGGAAACATACAGACGGACCTGCTTGTCGCCGCTTTCCAGGTTCTGGATCCGGTTCTTGGTGACAGTGAGTGCATCCATGAGCGCGAGCTTCTGCGCCGAAGACAGCCCGCCGAGTGCCGCCACGTTGATGTTACGGAGCAGCGCGTTCGAGCGGATATTCTGAACCGCGAGGCCGCACTTCCACGTGAACAAGGTCGCGAGCGCCTGGTATTCGAGATTGTCCGCATCGGTGACAGTCTGCTCGCCGAGGTCGCGCATCTTCAGACCGGCAAGCGTGCCCTCCGGATAGATGCCGACCGTATTCTTCGCGCCCCAGCCAACAAAGAACGCCGTGGTGTTGGTGTTGCTGCCAGGCGTGCCAGCGGAAAGCACCTGATACGCGGAATCGCCGCGCTTGGTCTTCGTGCCCTGGTACGTGTTGTAACGGACCGAAAGGCCGTTGAAGGTTCCGGGGACGTTGGCGCTGTCGCCGTAGAAAGTCTGCTCCGCCACATAGTTGCTGAAGCCCTGGACAAAGGCCGCATCTTCGGAAGTGCGGAATTTCTCTTTGTCCTTCTGAAGGGCGAGCAGCTCAATATCGACGACGCTGCGATCCTCCAGGATCATGCAGGTATCCTGGACCTGCTTCGTGCGGGATTTACCACGCGCAACACCTTTGTTGATCATGCGGATGGAAGGCGTCGGGACCATCGTGCGGACCGTCGTCACGTTGCCCGTCTTCAAGTTACCCTCGATCCAGGGGATGTCACGCAAAATAGGATTGCTCTGTTCCAGCGCCTCGACGATGAACGCCACGGAGCCGTCGGGATTGAGGCGTTTCTTCAGATCGGAAAGAGTAAGCGCCTCGCTGCCAAGTACTGCCATAATTCATACCTCCATTCAATAGTCAGAGAAATTAGTGTTCGGATAACGCGTCGAAGTTTTCCCCGCAGCATCTCCGAACCCACGGAAACTATCCTCGCCGACCAGCGAACCGATCAGCGCAAAAGCCCGAACAAATTCGACACGGTTCCCCGCGCCTGTCTCGTTTAAGGCTTGTCTCAATCCGGGCACGGATCGCTCCAACGCTTCGATGCCAGCCCCCGCACGCTGCACCGTTACATCGAAGTCCGAGCCGAGTTCCTGTTTTGCCGTCTCGGCCCACCCGGACACTTCATCTGCGAAAGCCTTCGCCATAGCCGCCATGCCGTCCCTGGCGTACTGCATACCATACGCGGCCAGCTTCTGGGCTTGCGCTCCTGTCAGCCCGGCTTCCTTCGCTATGGCGGCATAGGCCGAAGCTGTCGCTTCATCGTATGCCATACCCTCGGGCACCACACCGCGGAAGTCCCAGGCTGCATCATCCTCCTTTCCGCCGAGCAGCGTACCAGGCACGCCAGCTTTGTCGCCTGCCGCCTCCGGCTTGTCCAGACTTTCCCCTCCGTCAGCAGCAGGGGGCGCTTCTCCTCCGGCATTTGCCGCAGCAGGAGCAGCCGCGCCTGCACCCGCGCCATCATCGGCGCCGCCTTCGTCAGCGAAAAGCTGCATATCAAAGTCAAAGTTCATAAGTCACTCTCCTTCCGGTATCGTGCGAGAAACGCTCCATATTCGCGTTCCGCTCTGTGGATCTCTTCATAGCATTTTCCCGTCTCGTCGAGAGCCGCGAGCATCCGCAGGTTGTCGTATAGCTCGACACCGACGCGCCGCTCCCCCTCGAAAAGAAGGATCTGGTTTATGTCCCCGCCCGCCATGCTGTGAATGTGGGTGCGTTCAAGCATACGGGACAGGAACCATCGCCCGCGTTCGTCTGAAAGTAAATACCGAAGAGACGCTTCATCGCGCCGGGCTTCCTCTTCGCGAAGATGTTCCCGTCGCCGCGCCTTGTCCTTGTCCGCCGTTGTCATACGTTACCCTCCGAGACCGTAGCGGTCCATTCCGAGCATCTGCGCCAGCGCAGGATTGCCGTCGTTCGCCGCTTCCGTCGCGTTCTTCGCTGCCTGCGTGGCCGGGACCGCCATCTGTGCGATGGCTGCCGCCTGGGCGGCCTGTTCCTGCTGCGCGGCTGCTTCAGCTTTCTGTTCCTGGATAGCCTCGAATTCGTCCTCCGTCCTGCGGATCGCAGCCGGAGCGCCGAGCATATCGCAATACCGATCGACCGCCGCCGGGAAGTTCAGCTTGTCCAGGGCCGCCGGATCGAACTGCGCGATCTGCGCCGTAAAGGAAACGGCTTGCTCGATGTTCACCAGGCCGGAGAGCTTTTGCGCCTGGGCCAATGGCGAAATATACTCGATCTGGATTTCTTCTTGTGCGAGCATCTGGGCGAGCTGCGGATCCTCCGGAGCGGGGAACACGTTCGCCCGGTCCAGGATCGCGTAAACCCTTTCGATGATCTTCGACAAAAATTCAAACTGCATCCGCTGGACGACCGGCCCGAGCTGCTGCATTTTCTCCTGCGTCCTTTCCATGACCTCGCGGGCCGTCATGGTCTGCGTCATGGAATCGAGCATGAGAAATAGATCCGCAGCATAGGCGCGTTTGATTCGGTCGGTCAGCTCCTGGATCTTCCCCTGCAAATGGTCGAGCGCGAGATTGACCTGGAATAGAGGCGTCACTGCGTTGCCATTCGATGTGATGGTATTGCCGCCCGGAATCAAATTGATTCCTTTCATGGCCGTGTTCGCATCGGACTGAACCGGAGGCTTGACGCCAAGCTCGACGGCGGTCAAGTAGTCCTGTTCCAAAAGCTGCAAGCCTTTGCTGTCCCCTTCCGCGAACCAGCCCGGGCCTTTCCCATACGCCGCCCCGCCCGTGACGAGATAGCGCCCCGTCGGGACCGGGAATTCGTGAAAGCCGCCCACGTCCAGCCATTCGTTTTCCATGCTGGATTCCAGCCAGTACACGGACACGAAAGGAAGATGGAACCGGTCAATCCGCCCGTTCTCGTGCGCACGGTTAGGCATGACCAACCAATACACTTTATGGCGTTCTGATTTCTCCGTCTCGTTTTTGTACTGAAGCTGCAACGAGCGCGGCAGATTCTCCACGCCAAACTTGTCGGCCAGCTGCTGGAGCGTCATCCAGTATTCCCTCGCGAATGTCGTGACCATGCCGTCCGCATCCACGTCCAGGAAATAGCTGCCGATCGTAAACGGGACAAAATGCACGCCGGTCTCCGCCGAAGCGAATACACCGAGCGGCGCCTGCCCGAAAGCCAGCTCCAGATAGCAGCTGTGAATTGCGTTGTAGAAGTTCGATTTGTTCAAGACGTCATTCAAAATATCCAGCCGGTCGTCGAGGAGTTTCCCGGCGCCCGTCATATTCTGTATGTCCTTGTTTGCGAACGATAACCGGAACCACTGCCGCGATTGCGGCGTCAGTCCGGACATGATGCCCGCGGCGAAAACTTGATTGCTCGCCCAAGCGGCACCATTATAAATATGGTCGTCGTGCCGACGGGCCTGCTCGTTCTCGTCCGGCGTCTCGTCCAGCTCGCCGGTATATGGCAGCTCGTAATCACGGATTGCCCGCCACCGGTCCAGATACGGGAGACGCTTTTTCTTCAGCGCGCCGATGATCGCCATGCACTCGCGCCGCGTCAGCCCGATGGATTTCGCGCCGTCGTTCGCCGTGATCAACGGCGGCGGAGTTCTTGCCATTCCTGCCATAAATGTGCCCCCTTAACCCAGCGTCTGACGAAGCGCCGAGACTGCTGCATCAGGTACACTGCCGAGGATCGTTGAACGATCCGTAGAAATTGCGTTCGCGTTGCGACCGCGTTTCCTGCGCTCTTTTTCCGTCGCGGCTCTTTCAGCCGATGCGGACGACACGTCGGAAACGGTCACAGGCGTGGGCGCCGGATCCGCTTTCTGATAGATATACTCCGTGCGGACGGTTTCACCGCCGCCGCCTCCACCACTGCACATACCAATCGCTCCTTTCAGAATGGTTTATAACTTGTATTGCATCGCGCGAGCTTGCGAATCTTCATCGCATCGCGCGGCATTACCGGATACGCGAAAGTAAGGGCGAGCGCGTCCGCTTTATTCGGAGACGCCTCCCCGCGTTTCTTCATGCTTTCCTTGCTTTCGAGCTGAAGTTTTCCTCGAGGATTGATAAACGCCTCCGGAGCTGCCAGCTCATCCCGTAACTGTTCATCGTCTTCGATTGCGCCGTAATCGCGCAGCCATTCTTTCATAGTAGCCCACATTTCTATACGCTTGTTTTGATATTCCGGCGCCATAGGTTTTGCGGCGAAGGACACTATCGTCCAGAGCCGCCCCATTACCTTCCCCATCGAATAAATACCGGTGCCATATCCTTCGTCAATGAAAACGGCGTCTGCATTATATTTATCCTCCAGCCTTGCGATCACACCCGCAACATAGCTGTCATCGTCATTCTTTGGCAGCGTGAAGAGATGCTTTGAAAAACTGCCCTGGCGAAGATAGATCTCCAAAGCGTCGTCACCGGTCCAGGCCGGATCAACACCAAGGATAACCGGCGCATTTTTGTATTCGTGTTCTTTGAGCACACGTTTCGATGCAGCTTCGACAATCTCGCGAGAAATAAACTGCATCTCACTGGATGAGGGGAACTCACCGAGGACGCGGACCTTCACAAAGTCGCTTTCAATACCCCGCGTCTGGATCCATTCCTCAATTTGCCTTTTGTTGCTTATGCGTACAGACCTGCTGTCCACGCGCCGAGTACGCCATAATCTCCTATCTTTGTGAAAGCAATCATAGAAGCGTCCTACGTTACGCGTAGGATTACCGAAAACCGCCCAGATGATTTCCGTGTTCGCGTCTGTCATAGCACCTTCCGCCACTTCCCAGATGATATTCGGAATCGCTGACGCCTCGTCAAACACGAGCAAAATACGCTTGCCCTGGTTATGCAATCCGGCAAATGCTTCCGGATTCGTCTCGTTCCAGGGAATCGCATCTATACGCCAGTTTTTTTCATGCGCTTTCTCAACGCTATAAATAGCTGTTGCGGTACAAACGAAAAGATCCTTCGCTATGAAATAGTTGTACCATTTCTGAACCTCTGGCCACGTTTTGGTTTCGAGCTGCGTCGCCGTGTTCGCCGTTACAATCCCGCGGGTATCCTCGAAAGTGCTGATCGCCCAAAGAACCAACCAGGCGACGAGCGTGCTTTTTCCGATGCCGTGTCCAGAAGCCGTGGCCTCACGAATAACCTGATCCGGAGTTTTCAATCCATCGCGAATGTCAGCGAGCAGTTCCTTTTGCCAGTCCTCCGGGCCGGTCATGTTTTTCAGTTCACCATAACCCCACGGAAAAGCCGCGTACACAAAACCAAGCGGATCATGCGTCAGTTCTGCAAGAAATGAAGTAAGCTGAAGCATCTCATTTCGACGCATTTTTCAACCTCTCCCGTGCATCTTTTAGCGCGTCCACTATTCCAATTTCCCCGGACACTTCGACTTTACTTATATAAACACCGTCCATCTTGTTGATCGTGTCGATGGCGCGGATCCTGTCCGCTGCATCTTCCGCCCTGCTGCGTGCGATCGCGGTCAAAGTCTCGCGTCGTTCCTTCGCGTCCATGATCTTCTCACTCTCCAGCTGCGCACGAAGTTCCGCAATTCGGCTACAAATACCAACATTTTCCAACAATCGGGACGCAGAATTCGCTGCGGATTTCGTGCTCGTGACCTTGTAGCCTGCGGCTTTGTAGGCTTCGGCGGCGTTGCCGCTTTTTATGAATTCCACACAAAATTTTTCCTGCTTTTCCAGCATGGCAGCGCACCACCTTTCGCACAAATTGAAAAGGCGCTGCATTACGCAACGCCTTTTTGCCGGGAAGGAGATAGCCCGGCGGAAGAACCAAACACCCAGAGGAGGAAGCCGGTGCCCTATGTTTCATGCTCCCGCTCATTAGTATATTACCACAGATTTTTGCATTTCAGTATCATAATGAAATTTCATTCGATACCGAGACCATTCGCAACACCGGCGCCATATATACAGATCGCTGCAATCCGTTTATAATAAGCGTCCTTCTCGATGTGCAGATCAGAACACATTTTTATTTGACGCAGCCGCGCTCCTGATCTTTTCAATTTCGGCTTGGTCAGCACCCAGCTGAAAAGGGCCTCGTCGATCGGATCGTTCTGGCACCACTTCCGGACAGAATCAATCACTTTCAGCCATCGCTCCGGCCATTGAACGCGGGACTGATCCCGAAGGACCACGCTGCTGATCTCCTCCGCTCGTCGAAGCGCCATCGCCGGCGTCGGATCCGAAACAAAATAATGCCCGTTGGATCCGCCAGTATGTCCTTTCGTCCCGAGTTTTGATTCCAATACCGCATCATGCAGCTCGCGCTCATGCCGAAGAATGTACTTCAGCCAGTCCAGATTCCTGCCCCTCATGTCAGCCCTCCCGATGGATCTCCTTCTTCTTCTTCTCCAGCTCCGTCAACCAACACGTTCCACAATCAGAACACTTCATGACGCCATGCAATCCGAACGGCGTATTGTAATTCTTGCCCCCGCACCTGGGACACTCTGACAATTCCCCTGTAATATCTTTTTTACCGTCGGCCAACACGGACGCCATCATGCAGCGCATCGACGCGTTGATCAGATGCTCCTCGCTCCGGTCTCCCTTCCGGAACATATTCAGATGCCGGATCGCTCGCGCTGCGTGCTCCTCCGGCGGGATTTCTTTCCAGGTCTCATTCGGATGCTTTTTCGCTCCGGCGGTCAATCCAGCTGCCACCTTGTCCAGCCATCCGGCGTCAATATACCGGTATTCGTTCTCCTCCTGGTCCTGCGGATATTCCATCAGCATCGCCTCGGTGTCCATTTCAAAGCTCATAGTCAATCCCCCTCGTCAATCCTATTCCACGCTTTAACAGCCATTTCTTCACTCGGCGCCCATGCCCCTTGTGCTCCGCAAGAGTTACAAGTTACGCAAAACTCTGGCCCATTCATCCCGCCGAATTCACTTATAAGGCGTAAATCATAACTACTACACATTTTGCACTTTTTCATTTCATCCCAACGCATCGCTAAATCTTCTCCTCCTCTCATGGATCAGCTCGTACCTCAATCGGTCGATCTCTTCCTCCCCCTCTTATTCCACCAACGAAACGCGACCAAAAATAACTCATTGAATATAAAAACCACCAACAACACCACAAACAAAACTGCACCAACAACAAGCCCGATTACATCATGCATAGTTACCACGACCGGGATCCCGAATATCGTGAAACCTTCAACACCCATTATTTTCCCTCCCCCAGCTCGTACCTCAATCGGTCGATCTCTTCCTGGATCTCATGACGACTCATGTTTTCCGGGAGTTTATGCCATTGGTCGAAATAATACGCCGGATCCACTCCCGCCTTCGCCCGCAGATAACAAAAATAATCAAGCTGCGCCTTTGTCGGTTTGCGTCGTTCTCGTTCCCGTTCCGCATTGTCCCACATACGCCACTCCTTTCGTCTCCCGATGCACCTTCTCGATCCTCGCTTTCAATGCGTCCATAAGTCTGTCCTGCGTATCCGCTTTTTCCGCCAGGGCCTTCGCGACGTCCTCGTCCATGCCACCCTCGACGGCAAGCAGATGGATAAATACTTTCTGCTGCTGCCCTTGCCGGTGCAGCCGCTTGTTCGCTTGCTGGAATAATTCCAGGGACCAGTTCAGCCCGAACCAGATGACCTGATTCCCCCCGTCCTGGAGGTTGAGGCCATAAGCGCAGCTCGCCGGATGCGCCAGCAGCACGTCGATCTCTCTCCGGTTCCAGGCGTCCGCATCCTCCGCCCCGGAAAGCTGCCGGACGCGGAGACCTTTTCCGGCCAGCGCCGCGATGATCCGGTCACGGTCATGCTGGAAGTTGTAAAACACCAGGGCCGGGGATCCGGCCAGCTCGTCGATCAGTTCGACGAAGGCGTCCAGCTTGCAGTCATGGACGTGGACGGCTGCGTGTGCGTCATCGTAAACGGCGCCGTTGCACAGCTGCAAAAGTTTACCGGAAAGGACGGCGGCGCTGCCCGCGTCGATCGTCTTGGCGTCAACCGTCAAAAGCATATCCCGTTCCAACGTGAAATATGCCTTCTTCGCTTTCGCATCCAGCTGAACGTGCCGGATGTCAGTCATGCAGTCCGGCAAGGTCAGATAGTCCTCGGCCTTCATGCTCACGCATATATCGGAAAGCCGGTTCCAGATTGCCTGCTCGCTTCCGTTCTTCGCCGCCCAGGAAAAGATCCTCGTCTGGTCCCTCTTGTCCGGCGTGAAATATCGTTCGCGGTAATGCGTGATGAATTTCCCCAGCCGCTCGCCACGATCCAGCAGGAAGATCTGCGCCCACAGGTCGATCAGCCCGTTCGGCGCCGGTGTCCCTGTCAGACCGACGATCCTTTTTATATGGCTTCGCACCATCCGCATCGCCTTGAATCTTTGGGCCATGTGATTTTTGAAGGAAGACAGTTCATCCAGGACGACCATATCAAACGGCCAGTCGTTCTGATAATACTCGACAAGCCACTTCACATTTTCGCGGTTGATGACGTAGACGTCCGCCGGTGTGTATAACGCCCGGATCCGCTGCTGCTGGTTGCCAAGCACGACGGAAACGCGAAGCCCCTGCAAGTGATCCCACTTCTCCGCCTCCGTCGTCCAGGTCGTCTCCGCCACTTTCTTCGGCGCGACGACCAGCACCTTCGCGACGGCGAACCGATGATACCGCAGCTCCTTGATGGCCGTCAGCGTGATCACAGTTTTTCCCAGCCCCATGTCCAGGAAAAGGGCCTGCGCTTCGTTTGCCAGCAGCCGGTCGATGCAGAACCGCTGATATGGATGCGGCTCGAATTTCACTTCTGATCACCTTCCTTTTCCCTATTTACCTCCACACAGATCCCCCCAGGTGCTCAAAAACATTTTTGCTTCCTCGATGCCCTTCACCACGGCCACCTGGAAGCCCAGCCTCTGGATCCTTTTTCGCTGCCTTTCCTGCATAACGGAAAGCCGCCCGCCTTCCGCCTTCACTTCGACGAACACCATCTTCCCGTTCGGCCAAAGGACCAGCCGATCCGGCACACCAACATTTCCCGGTGATACGAATTTGAAGGCGATGCCGCCCTGGCGTCGTACACCATCACGCAAAAATTCTTCGATCGCTCTTTCCCGCATGGTCCACCTCCCAAAAAATAAATCCCTACTAACATACGCGTGCGCGCGCGCCCGCGCACGTGTGCGTATAGATCACGTAATTAGGCGCTATATATAGCCCTATTACCTATTTTTTGTTCTATATAGAAAAGTTTGTTGTTTTTGTTGCTTCGCTTAATAACCCTTTGCCGTGTATGTTTTTGCGATTGCTACAAAATTGGAAACAATGGGAAAAAGTTTGTTGCTTTGTTGCTTTGTCTTTTTGATTTTTGGCAAACAAGGCAACAAACTTTTTTTATTTTGTTGACGATTGTTGCCGTCTCCAAAAACCCCTCTGCTTCCCATAATCATCGCCGAAATTGACAACTCCGGACGGTTCCCAATCATCCATCATTTTCAGTACATTGTTGACGCGCATGATTTCTCTTCTTGGCGGTGTCCTGGAATACTCTCCCAAGAGTTCCGACCATATTTCCGCTGCACATACCCGATCACGTTCCACAAGTTTGTCCTGCGGAATATCCATGCTGCCGCCCCAGAACATTTTCCGCGCCGACTTCGGCCATGTCAGCCAGTCCTCGGGGATTTTCCGGTCAACGAATTGCTCGATCATGCCTTGCAGCGAATCCCGCTCCGTGCGCGCCCGGCGGCGTTTCTCCGCTTCCTCCTCCATCTCTTTCGACAGTATCAGTGATTCTCCCATCTGCCAGCGCGTGTATGCTTCCGCCCACACCTGGCCGATCTCCTCCTCTGTCAGCTCCTCGAAAAGGTTCTTCGTTGCCGTCGTGACGCCCGCCTCCACCGGCAGGAAGCGCCGGTTCCCGGTGGCGTCAAATAAATATTCGTCGTCGTTCGTCGTCCCGAAGAATACGCAGCGCCGCGGATGCTTCTCTGTCTTCCTGGCATAAGCGGCCCGGTAATGGTCCTCGGTCCTTGAAAGATAGCTTTTGATTTCCCGGACGTCGGTCTTCCGCATCAAATCCAGCTCGTCTACTTCGACGATCCAGATTCCTTGAAGCAGCTCCGCGGCGTCTTTCCCCTCGAAACTCCGGAGATTGTTCGTGTACCAGGATAACCCCATCAGACGCAGCAGCGTCGATTTTCCGATACCCTGGGGACCTCGGATCACGGTCATGGTATCAAACTTCACGCCCGGATCTTTTGCGCGCGCCACGGCAGCCGTGAACGCTTTCCGTGTGACCTCACGCGTATATGCGCAATCCTCCGCGCCGAGGTAGTCGATCAGCAACGTATCGAGCCGGGGCTTCCCGTCCCATTTCAGCCCGTCGAGATAGTCCGTGACGGGATTGAATCCGCTCTGCTTCGCCGCCAGGATCAGGCCGTCGTCGATGACGTCACGGCTGCGGAATTTCAGAATCCTCTCCATATAATCGCGAAGTCCGGCGTCGTCTTCGTCGCGCCACCGGAAAGGGCCTTCCCCGTTTGCGCGTCCGCTCCACGGCAGCGGCGCCACGCCGACGATATACTCCGCGAATGAATCAAAATGTATCCGGCCTTTGAGCGCCGGATCGTGGTTGATCACCGTTTCCACATTCTTGATCGTCTTCTCCGGTTTCCCTGTGTTCGGCGAAAGTTCCAGGAGCTTCGTCCATTCGACGTCACTCTCCGGATGGATGCCCTGGAAGGCTTCCTGTACTTTGTCGTACCGTTCCCGGTTGAGCGTCGTCGAGACTTTCGGATCCGCCACCGCGAACCGGCAGGCGGCGGAATAGCTCGGCAATTTATTGACCGGCGTCTCCGGCTTCGCGGCCTCGTCGAGGTCGCCAAACTTATGTAGCCGGAGAAGGTCGAAAGCGTTCACGAGCTTCCCGCTGCATGGATCCGTCGCGTGATGCGAATATAAGAATTTCCCGCCCTCGTACACGATGGCGCCGCCTGTCGTCGTTCCGCCTGCATAAGTGAAACGGTCATCCATTCCATCCACGGGCGAATAGACGCCGGGAATAAATTTCTCCATGACGTCATAGATGGAGTATGTCCGGCAGAAGGCGCCGATCACTCCTTCCTTTTCTGCCGGATCCTGCTGCGTGGCCGCAAAAACTTTCTGCTTGTCCTCGTGTCCGGGGACCTGCGGCCATTCCCTCCAGTCATGCCAATTCTTGAACATGGCGAGGATGCCGTCCGCACTGACGGGCGGCTTGTCGCCATAAGTGAAAACATATTGACCGTCCGCGCATACGCTTGGATAGAACATGAGGCGCGACGGCTCGAAGGTCGTCGGATCGCACAAGCTGATTCCGATCATGTTCGCCAGCGCCCTGGCCATCGGCTCGTATTCCTCCGCGGTGATGCTCCGGTCCGTCGGAAGTATGACGCGGAGGCGCGGCTTCGCCGGTTCGTGCTTGCGTGTCGAATAGACCACATACGCGCATCCGAGACCTTCAACACGTTTCAGGACGTCGTCCGTCCCGCCTGTCGGGATCGCGTCGAGGTCGAGGGTTATGAGGTCGCGGGCGGTCACGTTCGCAGCCTTCCGGCGTCCGCCTTTGAGCGAGCCGCCCACGAATCCGCCCACGTCCTTCAGTTCGTCTTGCTTCGCCTTCGGCAGCGAGAGGTAGGTCCGGAACGATTCATCGGAGTGGACGGGCGTGCCGAGACGCGCCACGAAGTCGGACCATAGGATCGTTTCCTGTTTCCAAAGCGCAGCCTTCCGGCTGCCAGCGGTGGATATGTGAATATCCCTGTTGAAGTTCTCCATAGGGCATTACTCCTTCTTATAATAGGAACCAATGAATCCGTCAGCGTCCAGCGGAAGACCGGGCGCCCATGATATAGGATCTGTCATCAAACGGACGACGTACTTTAGATCGGCTTTGTCTTCCGGGACGTCAAGAACGACTTCATCATGGATGTGCATGACGGTGTCGAATCCGTTCACGTGCATCCGGAAGAGCGTGACCGCGAGGCAGTCCCGCGCCACCGCCTGGACGATGTTCTCCGTCAGTTTCCCGCCGTAGGTTTCCAGCCGCCCCCAGACGTGCGCGGTGTTCAGCCCGTCGTAGGTGATACTTTCAAAACCGTTTTTATTCATTTCGATTTTGGGGTTCGGATAAAACAGTTCTCTTCCGCTTGGAAGTCCGATACGAAGCATTGAAAGATCGCCAGTGTCAAAGAATAATTTTATGCCGCATCCGCTCATAATGCTGCTGCCGTTTTTTATGATTGTATGGCGGGCCAGGTCTTCAACGGTTTTCCAAAATGATACGATACGCGGGTTCGCCTCCCGCCAACGTGTCACGATGTCCTGGAGTTCCGTATCGGAGAGGCCCATCTTGTCCGCGCCCATAGCTTTCAGCGCTCCGACGCCGCCCTGGTATCCGAGAGCCAGTTCCGCGATCTTTCCTTTCTGCCGCAGCTCCGCGTTTCGCCCATGCTTTTCGACGGGGACGCCAAACATTTGAGAAGCTGATTCGCAGTAAATATCTTTCCCCTGTCGAAACGCTTCAAGTCTCCATTGTTCCCCGGCCAGCCATGAGATCACGCGGGCCTCGATAGCGGAGAAGTCAGCCACTACAAAAACGCTGCCGTTCGACGGAATGAACGCCGTCCTGATCAGCTGCGAAAGTGTGTCCGGCACGTTGCCGTAGATCAGCCGGATGGCGTCGATCTTCTTTCCTTTGACGAGTTTCCTGGCCGTGTCCAATGATTCGAGGTAATTCCTCGGCAAGTTTTGGACCTGCACCAGCCGCCCGGCCCAGCGTCCTGTCCTGGCTCCGTAAAATTGCAGCAGTCCGCGGACGCGTTCATCCTCGCATACCGCCGCCCGCATCGCCTCATATTTCTTGACCGATGTTTTCCCCAGCTCCAGCCGGATCGCCAGCACCCGGCGGACCTCTTCCGGCAGCGTCTCGTCTTTCAATAATTCCGAGACGGTGGCCTTCGTCAGATCCGGGATTGCCCTTCCGATCATGCACTCCAACCAGCCCTTGATCTGCGTCGGACTGTTCGGATTGTTGAGGGCGGTCAGCTGCTTCGCCTCTTTCGTCAGCTCCGCATTGATCGCCGTGGAACAGGCAATCGCCCCGTCCACAAGCGCTTTGTCGATGCGGACGCCATACTCGTTTGTGATGGCGTCAAGTTCCCATTCCTTCTGTACGCTTTCCGGGACCGGCCAGGCAGAAAGACGGCGCTCCACTTCCATCTCGGTAACGACGTCCTGTTTGCAATATTCTTTGAAGAGTTCCCACTTCTCCGGTTCATGTTCCGGAAGGACGCGCGACATATCCCAAAGCGAATTTTGCTTTGTTTTGGCCGCGTGCTTATTGCAGAAAAGTTTGATCAGCGCCTTGCCCGCTGCCATCTTCTTTTTGTCCTCGGAAAAACCGAGCGCTTTTCCAACGGCGTCCAGTCCAGGAGGGAATCCGCAATAGCAACCGTGCAGCATGACGCAGCGCCATTGATCAATCGGAAGCGCCCCGAAATATCTCGAAAGGCAGGTCCACTCGAAAGCCGCATTGTACGCGTATTTGATAACTTTCGGATCTGATAGCATGGCCTCGAATCCGCGTGATAATGACTCGCCTGCTGTGAAGTCAACGATTTCGACCGGACCTTCATTCAGACTATACGCGAACAGTAAGATCTCGAAGTCATCGGGCTGCACGTATTTGTGCAGCCCGGACTTCGTAATGTCCACGGAGGAATAAGTCTCTATGTCTATGTGCAGGCGGTCAAAGCCGCCCGCCGTGCTCATGCCATAGGCGCGCCGGTGATCGGATTGATTGCCGGAGCTGCGCCCATCGGGATATTCGCGAAGGCGTCTGCTGCCGAGATCTTCGAGCCAAGCGGCTCGCCGTCTCTTGCTTTCATGAGGCAGTTCAAAGCGCATCCGATACCCTTTCGGCCATTCGAGTTATAAGGGAAGAAGGTCACGTTCACATACGCGTAAACGCCGGAATAGATTTCCGATTCGTTGATGATCGGCTGCCTGTTCAATCCGATCACTTCCGGGCGGTTCTTTGCCGAGGCCGTGAAAACCCAGTGACCTTTGCACTCCTGGCCGAAGGGCATACCATCGGAAGGCCGAACACCGTCGCCGTCATAGACCGGGATCGCCACCACCGGCGGCAGCTGCCCGCCGAAAGTCTTGGCGACGCCCTGCTGCTTCGCCGCTTCGATGGCCGCGTCAATGGCTGCCTTCGTGTTCGTGTCGGATTTCGGGACGAGGATCGTCGTCGAATATTTCGGCGTGTCGTTTGCGCTGCGCGCATAAGGCTGGAAAACGTGCTCATAAGAAAGTCGTGCTACACCCGTCGTTACGTCTCTGTTTGTCAATGCCATTTTCAATTACCCCTTTCAAATGTTTGCAAATGCTTCTTCTGCTGTGATACCTTTGATCGCTTCGCGTTTGTCGCTTTCCGGGACAAGAGTGGGTTTTCCCGGCGGCGTCTCGATGAACGTGCCCGCGACGTCCGCAAAGGCTTTCTTTCCCATTACTTTTTCGATGGCTGCCAGCGTCAACGGCTTCCGCTCATAAAGCATCGCCTCTTCGACGCCGCTCTCAATGATCGCCGAGAACGCCGCAGCGGTGTCAATGAACCGGCGAACGCTCCGCCCGTGGACGGCTTTCCAGCCAGGGATCTCTCCGCCGTCGAGGATGGCCGTCAACGAATATTCCTGCACATCCTTCGCCCAGGCGGCGAGCATATCTGCCTTTTCCAGCGCGTCGGCCAGCTCCTCCGGCGTCAATGTCGCGGGCGGCTTCTCCGCCTGGATGATCATGGAGAAGGCTTTCTCTGCCCGTGCCCGGCAGTTCCCTTTCAGCTTGCAGAATTTACAATGTTCGCCTGGCGTGAATTCGCCTTCGCCTTCATACGCGAGCTGCGCTTTCGGCTTGACTACGTTCTCGCCCCAATCCATGAGATCGTCAGCGTACATTTCCCAGGTCGAAACATTGTCGATCCTCGGCTGAACGATTGAGAGCTTCACGGTCTTGATCGGATAAATGATCCCGTATTCGAGGAGCGCCCCGAGCGCGTATAACATCATCTGCGCGTTTCGGATTGCCGAGACCGGGACGCCCTTTCCATATTTGAAGTCGATTATATTCATGACTTCGCCGCCGATCAGGATGCAGTCGGCAGTCCCAAAGCCATCCGGTACGAAGGAATGGAAGTCCACTTTTTTCTCGATGGCGATGTAGGGCTTTTCCTTATACTCCATCGAGACGCATTTCACATAGTCGAGGTATTCGTCCGTGTACCGGAGCATTTCGTCCTGGTACGTCGGCGCGCCTTCATGGAAATACTGCGGATCCTCTTTCAGTTTCTTCAACCGGTTGCTGAACGTCCGCGGGCCGATGCCTTCCGTGAAATATTTCCGGAGCTTCAGTTCTGCGATGGCGTGCGCGAGGGAACCTTCAGCCGCGTATGGGCTGCCCTTGTCCGGGATGTTTTCCGTCGCCCTGGCGCTTGGCGTGCAGGCCAGCCAGCGCGCCGCGCTTGACGCGGAAAGGAGCGCGTGCTTCGTCATATCTTCGCCCCCAATTCACGCAGCTTTGTCGCGAACGCTCCATACTGATCTTTTGGCAGCGTAACGAGAGACGTCACCTTGAACGTCGCGAGGAGCTGCTGGAGTTCTGCGAGCTTTCCGGCGTCCATGAGACCGGAGGCCGCGAGCGCGAGCTGGTCCTGCGTGTACGTCTGCGCTGTCGTCGGAACGGTAGGAACCGGAGCGGGCGGGACGGGAGCGGTCGCAACCGGCACGGCAGCCGGATCCGAAGCAGGAGCAGGAGCAGGAGCTGGCGCTTCCACTTTGATCGGAGCGGGATTTTCGACCACCGCTTTGCGAAGCTGTTCAGCGTCTACGTTTGACGCCGCCGTCACGCAAAACGCCGCGGTGATTGTGTTTGCGATATTATCGAGTGCCCGGCAAAACTCCGGCGTTGCCTCGATTTTGATGTTAAGAGTGAAGTCCATTGAAAAATCCTCCTCTGTGTGATATATTGATTTTGTTGAAATCTTCTCCTTGCGTCTGGCGTGTCAGCGTCAGGCGTTTTTCTTTTGCCGGATTCTGTGGCCCTTTTGTTTGTTGCTGCCGTACTTTGACCGGCAGGCCGCGCAATACTTCGGCTGCTTCCTTCGATCCGGCTCGAAAGGAATTTCCCTTCCGCATTGGCAGCGGTTCAATGTTCCGCCCATACGAACATCATCGCCTCCTCAATCGTCGGGCAGTATGCCTCGGCCTGTTCCGGTTCGATACGTCCACGCCGATCGGCGTCGCAGTACATTTCGATGCGCTCCAGCATCAGCTCTTTGTCCGTCATGCTTTTCCCTCCTCTCCGTTTGCCTTCAGAGCTTCCTCAATATAGGCAGTTGCAAATTCCGAATGGAGTTCCGACAGCGCCTTTTGCTTGTTATCCGTTACCGGTATAACGCTTGCAAGCGTTTTCCCGAGGACCTTTGCGATCTGGTTCGGAGTGGCCGCACCGATAACGGATATTTGTGTGCGAATCTCCCCTTCGAGTTCTTTAAGACTGATTGAGATCTCAATGTTTGTTTTCACGTTATACTCCTTTCTTCATGGCCAACATGGCCACATATCGACCGTAGCTCATACCTGCTTTTCTCGCCGCCTCGTTCAGATCCACGATCTGGGAAACGTGGGGCTTTTTCTTTTTCCGCGGCTTTTCTGCTTTGTGCCATCCCGTATGATAGTTTGGCTCGATCGCTCCGGCGTTCTCGTCGCGTCGGTTCGGGCTGCACATATTACAGAATTCTCTTCGCTTCCCGCCCCGGTATTCATACGAGAAAGACTTGTTACATATAATGCAGGTCGTTTCGACGGTCTCACCGACGGGCGGATTCTTTTCTTTGTCCCGATATTTTTTCAACGATGCCTTGTACGCTTTCGAGGAGCATTCCGGGCAATACCGCGCGCGCGCCGCTTTTGCTGGAACGATCACTTCCTTTCCGCAGATTTCGCAGGTGATGACCTTCGTATGCGCTGGATCGAGCTTTCCTTTTTTGGACCTGCGCTTATTCTGGCTTTCGATTCTGATCTGCGTAGCACAGGCCAGGCAGTATTTTGTCCTCGGTCCTGTCGTGAAGACGTCCGCACCGCATCGGGCGCATTTGATTACTCGCAAGCTCTCGTCTCCCTTCAAAGCATGATCAGCGTGTAGTACGTTGCGAGCATGACCAGAAGGCACAGCCCGATGCCTAAAGCGCCGAGCACGAACACTGTCCCGGTCAAGCATAGGAATCGCAGGAACAGATCCACAAACTTCATGCTTCTCCTCCTTATAAAATTTTCATCGTCTTCGGATCGTAATAAATGATCCTCGGTTTCGGTTTTGGTGTCCGCTGCGGTTTTTCTTTCCTGGCGTTGGTCTTGCAGATCAGCTTCGCCACCGTGGCGCCGAGTTTCGTCAGCTCCGCCTCCGGTTTGATCCAGTCGTTCTGATTCATCCGGCAGAGTTCGCTGCTGGATACCAGGAGCAGATTCTCCGCCGTGACGTTCAGCTTGTTCCCGTCGGCGAAAATGATCTTGTACCCTTTCGGCCTCGGCCCGTGCAGCGCTTCCCATAGCAGGACGTGCTTCGCTTTCCATTTGTTAGGATCCGCGATCTTAATATCGACATATCCTTCCGTGTTGATCCGCTCCGAGCCGACCGGCATATAATTGTGCGGCCGCTGGCCCTTCTTGAATCTTGTCTCCACGCTCCTGCCGCCCACGTCGAAATGTTTTCCTTTGTTCCAGGAAACATGGCCTTTTTCAAATTGCCCTGTTCGTCCGCTGTGCAGGTGGTGGTTCTTCCGGTAGGTGTTGATCTGCTTCTCCGTCAGCTCCAGGCCGAACCTTTTTTTCATTAACCGAACCATGTCCGCCTGTGACCGGCCTTTGTTTTTGCGGACAAAGTATTCATGCTGCTCCGGTGTCAGCAGCCGGTTCTGCCCGCCTCTCATGCGCTTTTACCTTTGGCCAACTTCTCCGGCGCTGGTTTTTCGGGCTTTCCTTCGGTCAGAAGTTCCGGTATCGAAGAATCAGCGTTATAGTTTTCGTCGTAATATTGACGAGCTTTCAATAGAAGGGAACCGTTCGCGATGATCTGGCTGCTGACTTTTGTCACCGCTTCCGCCCTCTTGATTTCCTGTTCGAGGGCTTCGCCCTGGAGATCTTCGTCACCAAGTCTTTCGATCTGCGCGAAAAGATGATTGTTGAGATCGCCGAGGGTGTTCTTTATGCTCACGCTTTCACCAGCCTTTCCCGTGCCTCTAATGTCTCGTATAGGTCTTCCCCTAAATGATCTTGAATGAATCTGGTCAGCTCTGATTTTGGAACCCGTTTAATTTTCCGGAAGGCCAGTGCTTGCAAGAGGCCCGCGCGGATCAGTCTTCCGACGAACGGTCGACCGGATCCGAGTCTTGCGCCGACTTCCTCCAGTGAAAGCAGCCGGTCCGCGTCGTCCAGGACCATTTCCTTTTCGGCTGCCGCCATGTTTTCACCCCTTTCATTAAATTTGCGCTGCCTCTTGGACTTCGGGTTTCATGAAGTCCGGTGGTAAAAAAATATCGTCGATCTTCTTATTAAAGTGCTGCGCAATCAAAAACATTTCGTCGCCCTTAAATTGTGTGACGCCTTTTTCTTTGTTCTGATATGTGCGTACATCCACGTTTATGAGCTTCGCCATGTCTTCCTGGGATTCTTTTAGGCTTCGCCGGAGTGATTCCAATTTGTATTGCATCATTTCACCTCCTCACTTTCAGACTTCATGATACACGAAGTTTTATTTTGTGTCAACAAAAAATTTCGTGTTTCCCGAAATATTTTTCTTGATTACGCATTATTTTTCATGTATCATGTAGAAAAGAAGAGGAGCTGGTGAAAATGGATGTTCCGAAATATATCGCGCATAAAATTAAATATTATCGTAAAGAGAGAGGTCTAACACAAAAAGAACTTGGCGATCTTATCGGGGTACGGGATAACACTATATCTGGGTATGAGCATAATATAAACGATCCCGGAAATGATATGCTTTTTAAGATTGCTCATGCTCTACATATAAGTATTAACGATCTTTTCCCGGAAACTAAATCAGTTAATGCCTTATTGACAGATAAAGAAATTGTGCATATCGAGAAATATCGAGCCTTGACCGAAGAACATAAAGAAGATATTGACGCGCAGCTCAACCATCTTTATGAAAAGGACACAGGAAATTTCGTGAAAAAAGAATCGCCGAGCTTTGGGCAGGGCGAATCTGATGCAGGATAATATTATTTGAAAGGAGTGGCGTTCTATGAATAAGGCAGACGGAGAAAGGAATCTATCAAAACTGCTCGCAATAGTGGCCGTGGCGGCCAGTATTATGATGCTGCTATCCATCGGAAAAGATATTCGATTTCCGGTATTGATCTGCTGGGCGGCGAGCTGGGCGCTCATGTATGAAGCCTGTTGTATGTATGAATCTGCGGCGAATAGCCATATCCATTTTTGCGCGGAAAAAGACAGAGAGATCGCGGAGCTGAAAAAAGCCTTGTACCAGGCGCAGAGCGCTTCCCGGGCAAAACAAAATTGAAAGGGTGATTTTATATGGCGTACATCAGGAAGCGCGGAGAAAAGTGGTATTATACTTTGGAGACCACCGACGAGAACGGGAAACGGAAACGCCTGGTCCGTGTCGGTGGAAAGACAAAGCCGGAGTGCGAGCGGGCGTACCGCATGGCGATGGCCGAAAAAGATCTGACCGGGCGGCTTCATGACGCCAGGAAGATCACGCTGTCAGACTTCCTCGATCAATGGATGAAAGAATTCGCGGAGAAAAATTTCCGGGAGAACACGATTAAAACATATAAAAGTTGCATCGAAAATCATATCAAGCCAGATATAGGATCCCATTCCCTCGGCAATCTGGCGCCGCTGACACTTCAAAATTATATCAACCGGCAGGCGGATAAATTCAGCCGGAGCACGGCCAGCCTGGTCCTTGCCGTATTGAAGAAAAGCCTCACTTATGCGGTCAGCATCTGCGGCTTTTTGTTGGTCAATCCGGCCCAGCCGGTTCAGCTGCCAAAGCAGCAGACGCCGAAAGAGAAGACGCACGTTTTCAGCGCGAAGGAATTGACGGCCATCTTCCGCCGGTTCCCTCTTGGCCATCAGTGCGCCCTCCCGATTCTTTTGGCATATCATACCGGGATGCGTCTCGGGGAGTGCCTGGCGCTTTCATGGGACGACATCGACATGGCCGGAAGGATGCTGCGTGTCCATTCGACGCTCGTCGGTGTGAATGTGCAGCCCATACCGAAAACGTCCGGATCCGTCCGTGACATTCCATTCGGTATTAAATTATTTAATGTTTTGAAAACAGCACATAGGAAACAAGCACAGAACCGGCTCTTGTATGGCCCCGCTTATACGCAGACAGAAAATAATTCGGTTTGCGTCTGGCCGGATGGACGCCAGGTCGATGCCGATGCCATGCGATACTTTGGGAAATTCTGCAAAGAAAAGTTTGGCGCCGGATCCTTCCATTCCATCCGGCACACCCACGCGACGATGCTGCTGGAAGCTGGCGAGGAGCTGGAAATGGTATCGAAGCGCCTCGGCCATGCGAATATAAATACGACGTCACGGATATATAGCCACGTACTGGAGAAGCGGATCAAAAAGACGGTCGCGCTGCTGGATCAGATTTTATAGTTTGGTGCCGAGCGAAAACCTCCGGCACCAAAACGGGCATAAAAAAGCCCCTGCCCCTTGAAAACAAAGGGCGGGGACTATATGTATAAATTATCGGAACTAATGAAAATAGGTGAAAATGTTTGCAAATGGTTGTATCTGAAACCCCTTGAAAACACTGGCTCCAATCGGAACAAAATATCTTGATTGAAAATATTTGCAAATGGTTGAA